TGATTAGTTTAGCGTCTGATCTTGGAGTAATACACAAAGGTGGGGCATGGTACACAATATTGTGTTTAGAGGATAAACCAAAATTCCAAGGATCTGAGAAAGTCAGAGCTTTCTTATTAGAAAATGAGGACGTGTATAAAAAAATTAATTTATCGGTCAAAGAACTCTTAGGAATAAAATGAATATTATTGATTTAAATGATAATCTAATAAATTGGAATTTAACTGGATATATATCAAAAGGAAAATTATTAAATAAATCATCTCTTCATTTGCAGGCAAGAAAGTTGATAGTACATCAATATCCAACTTTACAAATTCTTGAAGAAGTACCGATACCTCTTAGAAAATCAGAAACTTTATATCTTGATTTTTATTTACCTCTTATTAAAACCTGTATAGAAGTTCATGGAGAACAACATTTTAAATTTGTTAGTTTCTATCATAATAATATTCTAAATTTTTTAAAAGCCAAAAAAAGAGATCAAGAAAAACAAGAATGGTGTGAAAAAAACGATATAAAATACATATCTTTAGCATACAATGAATCTATAGCAGAATGGGAGGATAAAATTAAACATGACCAAAACAGCTAAAGAAGATTTACATAACTGGGATAAAATCCTGGATGAATATGAGAAAAGTATCTCATTATCAGAATATAGTATTGGTTGTTCAGTAGCCGAATCAGAGATTAATCATTATTTATCAATGAACAGAGACGAAATAGAAAAATTAACACCTGAAGATTGTGCTCAAATTTCTTACCGCTTGGCTCAATTTGGTTTTTATTTACAAAGAAGTCTTAATAGAGAAATAGCTAGACATAATTGGGCAGAAGAGAGCACGAAAGAAACTATTGCTGACGAGATCAATAACTATAAAGGTTATGGATATATAGAAAAATCATTACAAGCTATCAAACATAACGAGAAAGCTTTTGCGCTAAATAGTATCAAAAAATATGCTAAACAGAGAATGGATAGACTATCATATCTAGCAAATAATATTAAAAACTTAAGCGATATTATGATATCGATACAAAAAACAAAGGTTAAACATGTCTCTTAACAACGAAGATATAAAACAACTGATAGAAATACTCCAAAGAGGCTTGACTTCGGACGACCCATCTGGTAAACTGAATCAGTCCAAAAAGAATTCGAACACGAAAAGTAAACGAAGCGCAGAAAATAAAAAGTCGTCAGAAAATACCCCTACGATTGACTCTAAGAATAAATTTGATAGAATGCTTGAAAAAAGTATGCATTTAGAAGATATAGAAGTAGATAAAAAGTTATGTAAACATCCCCCGTCTTTAAGGACTAGAGCATTTGCTTTAACTAAAGCAACATGTAGGATATGTGGAAAAAGTGATCAGGTCAATCAGGCCCTTGTACATGAGGGTCGGTACAAGTGTAATAAATGTGCAAGGGAGCCAGGATAATTTATGATTCTTTGTGATCCATCTGCCGAGAGGGCAGTATTAAGTTGTATCTTACAATATGGAGATAAGGCTTTTTTAGAGGTTAATGATATTATCAGTAATGATACATTTACTGTGGACAGTAATCAATTACTTTATAGTTGCATAAAACATGTTTTTGCTAAAGATTTATCTTCATCACTAGATATAGCGTCCATATACTCAGCCGCACAGGATTTGGGATTTGTTCATATATTGAACAAAAAAGAAGAAGCCCAGCACCTTAAAGCGATTAAGGACTTTCCTGCGAATATAGATAATGCTAAACAGTTTGCTATAAAAATTAAGAAACTCGAAATTGCTCGGTCTTTACATAAAGAACTAGAAAAAGCTCAAGAGAAATTATTAGATGTGACAGGTTCTGAGCCCATATCATCTATTCTGTCTATAGCGGAAGACAGTCTTTTTGCATTTGGAGCTAATTTATCTAATGATAATGAGCCATATAAAATTGGTGACGATATTGATAATTATATACAATATCTGATAGAGAATCCTATAGATCAGATGGGTATCTCAAGTGGTTTTCCAGTATATGACCAAGCTATAGGAGGAGGTTTCAGAAAAGGTACAGTCAATATTATTGCAGCACGCCCTAAAGCCGGTAAGTCTATGTGGGCAGATAATGTAGGATTTCACGTTGCAAATAAATTGAAGATTCCTGTGTTGAATATGGATACAGAAATGAATAATAAGGATCATATTCACAGGATATTAGCTCTAATTACTGAAATAGAGATTAATAAAATAGAAACAGGAAAGTTCACGGACTCTCCTGTACAGCATGAAAAGATTAAAAAAGCATCTGAAGAACTTAAAAGCACTAGGTTATATTACAAGTCTATAGCTGGTAAGCCTTTTGATGAACAGCTAAATATTATGAGAAGATGGATTTGTAAAGATGTTGGTCTTAATCCAGACGGTACAGCAAAAGATTGTTTGATCATATATGATTATTTAAAGTTAATGGACAGTACCGGAATATCTCAAGATTTAAAAGAATATCAACTATTAGGCTTCATGATGACGGCATTACATAATTTTTCAGTAAAATATCAAATACCGATATTGGGCTTTATTCAGTTGAACAGAGACGGTATTACCAAAGAAAGCACAGATACGGCTAGCGGATCAGATAGAATTATATGGTTATGTAGTAACTTTAGTATATTTAAAAGGAAGTCTGATGAAGAGATTGCAGAAGATGGTGGTGATTCAGGAAATAGAAAACTAATACCGTTAATTAGTAGGCATGGTGGATGTTTAGATGATAATGACTATATTAATTTTAATCTCAAGGGGTGGTGTGCAAAAATTACAGAAGGTAAAACTAAATTAGAACTGTCTCACAATCACTCAACTAAGAAAGATGGATTCATAGTAGATGACAACAATGAAGAAAAAATTTCATTCGTATAATCAGCAAAAGTTAAAGATATTATCCGATAGACTTTGCGACGAAATAGAGCCGCTATTATCTTATTTTGGTATAGAATTTAAAACATTGCCAAAAATGATTACCATGAGTTGTCCAATACATGGAGGAGATAACCCATCGGCTTTAAATTTATACCCAGAAGGAGATCGATATCGTGGTAACTGGAAATGTAGAACTCATCAATGTGAAGAAATTTTTAAATCTTCTATATTAGGCTTTATTAGAGGAATTATCTCTCATCAAGAGCATAATTGGAGAGTCAATGGAGATGACACATGTTCATTTGCTGAGGCACTAGCATTTGCACAAAAATTTATTAATCAAAACTTAGACGACATTAAAATTGATAAAAGACATCAAGAAAAAAGTAATTTTGTTAATACAGTTAACTATATAAATGAAAAAAAGAGTACTATAGTTACACACAAAGTAGCTAGACCTCAAGTTCGTAAAGCCTTAAATATACCATCTCAATATTTTTTAAATAGGGGCTATACACCTGAAATACTATCAAAATATGACGTTGGAGACTGTCTAATATCTACTAAAGAAATGTTTAATCGTGCAGTAGTTCCTGTTTATGATATAAGCAATTCTTACATGGTTGGCTGCACAGGCAGAAGCACTTTTGAAAAATGTTTGAAATGCAAGACTCATCATAGTGCAGATAATTGTCCTAAAGATAGTGAGCTTTGGTTAAACTCTAAATGGAGACATAGTAAGGACTTTAAAACACAAGAACATTTATATAATTATGGATTTGCTAAAGAATATATATCCAAAATGAATTATGCAATTATAGTTGAAAGTCCAGGTAATGTATGGAGATTAGAAGAAGCCGGAATACATAATTCTTTAGCTGTTTTTGGATCTTCATTGTCAGATAAGCAAAAAATATTATTAGACATATCAGGTGCTCTTTCTTTGTTATTGCTGATGGACAACGATGAAGCTGGTACTAAAGCTGTAGAAATGATTAAGAAAAAATGCAACAAAACCTATAACATTTTTACATTGAACATGACATATGACGACATAGGATGTATGACTATCGATCAGATTCAATCTGATATTATTCCTCAAATAGAAAAATTATCATTATGACACAAATTATAGCATTCGCTGGAAGAAAGCAATCTGGTAAAACAACATGTTCTGAATTTGTAGCCAATTGCTATGCTGGTTCTTTACTAGGAACTCCACAAATATATAACTTTGCAGACCCACTGAAAAGGGACATATGTATAAATATTTTAGGGTTATCATATGATCAATGTTATGGTAATGATGAAAGCAAAAATACATTTACAGACTGTTATTGGCAAGACGCTAGACTAACTGCACGAGAGGTTATGCAATTTGTTGGTACTGATCTATTTCGCAAAATGAAAAATGATGTTTGGGCATCTGCAACAATTAATAAAATCAAATTAGAACAACCGAAACTAGCTATTATTGCTGATTGTAGATTTCCTAATGTAGTGGAAGCTGTTCATAATGCTGGTGGATTGGTAATTAAATTAACACGAAATCCTTATAATTCTGATCATGATAGTGAAACGGCATTAGACACAGAAAAATTCCCCACTGATAAATTTGATCTTGTTGTTGAAAATCACTATATGACTATTGGAGAACAAAATAGACTCATACATCAATATCTTATAGATAAAGGAATACTCACATTATAATTACATACTTTAGAAGCTCATCATATAACACCCATAATATGTGTGAGCAACAGTTTTTTATCGAATATATACTAGGTTGGAGAGGACCATCAGGACAAAAGGCAGATAAGGGTACTATTGTTCATAAAGTATTAGAAATACTAGCCATTATAAAAAAAGCCAAACAAGATAATTTACTAGAAATTATCGATGATGTAATAGGTAATATAAATACTTTTGATTATAATTTAGACTTAATTATAGAGCAAGTATATAAGTATTATAGCACAATATCTAATCATCATAAATGGTCTCCAAAAGATCATAAAGATTGTCATGCCTGGGTTTATAAGGCTATCGAATTTAATGGTGGAATGTTTGACCCTAGAAATCGCAACATATTAGTACCAGAGCAACATTTTGATTTTACTATAAATAAGAAATGGGCGGAATACTCGTTTAATACATCAAACGAGCAGATTAGTGGTAATTTGGCATTAAAAGGAACTATAGATCTGGTTACTTTAGTAAATGATAAGACTATAGAGATTATTGATTGGAAAACAGGCAGAAGATTAGACTGGGCTACTGGACAAGAAAAGACACAAGAAAAATTAGAAAAAGATCCTCAATTAAGAATATATCATTACGCTATTAGTCATTTATATCCAGAAATAGAAAATATCATTTTTTCGATTTATTTTATTAATGATGGCGGCCCTTTCTCAATATGTTTCGGTAAAAAAGACCTAGCAGAAACTGAGGATATGCTGAGGAGAAAATTTGAATATATTAAACATACAAAAAAACCAAAATTACATAAGAGTTGGATGTGTTCTAAGTTATGCCATTTTGGTAAAACAACTTTTGAGAACACCAGTATATTACCGATTATAGAATATAGAAATGGACAAACTTGTAAAGAGGGTTCTGTTATGACAAAGTGCGAGCAAATCAAACACGATATAGACTTGCATAATATGAATCATGTGGTACAAGAGTATAAGCATCCAAATCACTCTTTTGGATCCTATAAAGCCCCAGGAACAGCATGATGTCTTTTTATACTCCTTTGCATGTTCATTCTCACTATTCTCTACTAGATGGTCTGAGTAAGCCAAAACAGATCACAGACAGATGCTTGAAAATAGGAGCTAAATCATGTGCTTTAACAGACCACGGGACCATCTCCGGGGCCGTTCAATTCCACTCATCAATGAGATCAGCAGGAATTAAACCAATACTGGGTTGTGAGATATACATATGTGAACAAGATCCGTCCATAAAGTCAAAAGAGAATTCAGATCTATCTCATTTTTTATTACTGGCTAAAAATTATAACGGATGGAAAACTTTAATAAAGATTATCTCTGAATCAAATTCTCCAAAATATTTTTATAAAAAACCTAGATTAAATCTAGATAAATTAGCTAAAATGCTAGACGGTAATATTATAGGTTTTTGTGGACATTTGGGATCTACATTAGCCGATAAGTTATACATGGTAGAAGATCCTATGAGTATTGGCACTGAATTTGTAGCTAAGATGAAAGATATTTTTGGTATCGATAACTTTTTTTTAGAGTCTCAGTTAATGGATAAAGAACATACTCCATTACAAGTAGAGCTAACAGAAACTATTAGAAGAATTGCTGTGGCAAATGGCACAAAGGTTATAGCGACTCCAGATGCTCATTATTGTGAAAGTGAAGATGCCATAGATCAACGAATATTATTGTGTAATAATCTTAAAGTTACTTTTTCTGATATCAATAAAAAAATACTAAATAATGATAGTGTTCCAATGGGATGTTTTTTTAAATCGGACAAATATCATATTCCAGACCATACAGAGATGAACACTCTACATACTCATGATGAAATAGAAAATACTAATTTTGTGGCTGACATGTGTGATGACTACGAAATTAAGCACAATCCATTTTTGCCGAATTTTAAATGTCCAGAAGGTTATGATCCTGATTCATATTTAAGACAACTGTGTCGTAATGGCTGGAGAGATAAGATTAAAGGACAAGTAGACTCAGAAGATATTTATACCGATAGAATCAAAACAGAATTAACAGTATTACAGGGAGCTGGATTATCAAGTTATTTTTTAATAGTTCAAGATATGATTGATTATGTTAAGAAAAATAATTGGCTAGCAGGCCCAGGAAGAGGTAGTGCTGCTGGTTGTTTAGTTTCTTATTTGATAGGTATTACAGATATAGATCCAATAAAATATAAATTAATTTTTGAGAGATTTTATTCTGCAGGTAGAAATACTAAGGATAGAATATCTTTACCTGATATTGACATGGACGTACCAATCAATAAGAGAGAACATGTTATAGAATATGTAAAAAATAAATATGGATCAGACAAAGTATCTCAGATGATCACATATAATACCATGAAAGGCCGAGGAGCATTAAAAGAAGTACTTAGAGTATATGGTAATGTTGGTTTTGAAGAAATGAATAGAATCACCAAACACATACCAGACGAAGCTAAAATTGCTGATGAATTACAAGAGATGAGAGATGAAACTGGAGAATCTTCGATTATTAGATGGGCTTTAGAGAATCGTGTTGACAAACTAAAGGAGTGGTGCTATATTACAGATGATAACTCCTTGGCTGGGCCTTTCGCAAAAAGATTTGAACAGGCTATACGTCTAGAAGGAACAAAGTCGAATCAATCGAAACATGCTGCTGGAGTTGTAATATCTAGTGCAAGTTTAAATGAAATTTGTCCTATGGTATATGACTCTAAAAATGATCAAATTATAGCAGGTATGGAGATGCAAGACCTAGAGTCTTTAGGTGTAATTAAATTTGATGTATTAGGCTTGGCCTTCTTGGATAAGGCTATGTACATCTCAGAACTTTTATCAAATGGAGGTATTCAACTATGAATAAAAATTTTTCGCAAGTCTTAGAAGGTCAAAGATTTACTCTTAATGCCAAAGAGTATATTAAAATTCCAAGTGTTAAAGTTAGTTGCTGCAAGTCTTTTAATGCTCAGGCAGTAGATAATGCCAATGACAAGATTTATGTTAATGGTGGATCGACGGTGATAGTCAATGCCTAATTTTCAAAAATTTTGTGTTTTTGATATGGAAACTGATGGAGTTAATCCAGATAAGTGTAGTCCTATTCAGATTGCTGCTATTATTGTAGATCCAATAAAGTTAGAGATAGTTCCTAATTCTGAATTTAATGTTAACTTAAAACCAGAGGCTTTAGAAAATAATTCAGATTATAAATATGAAGATAGTGATGTTTTAGATTTTCACTCCAAGGTCAGAGGATCATCTAAAAGCGATATATTAAAAGCATGGCATGGTTATCAAGATCAAAAAACTGGTTGGGAATTGTTTGTCTCCTATTTACAAATGTATCACGCCAGATTTAGTGGTAAAAAATCTTGTTTTTCTGCTCCTATAGCAGCTGGATATAATATAAACCGATTTGATCTTAAGATTATCGAAAGACTGAGTCAAAAATATAACAATCTTAACAAAGAGGGACGATCTGATCTATTTTATCCTAGAGATGTAGTAGACGTTATGAATGTTTTATTCTATTGGTTTGAGTATAATAATGAATTAAAAAATTATACACTTGATAATTTAAGAGACTATTTAGGAATTAGCAAAGAAGGATCTCACGATGCATTGAAAGATGTTAAGGACACAGCAGAAATTATGATTAGATTTTTGCGATTACATAGAAGTTTAGGACAAAAAGTAAAATTTAAGGGATCCTTTGGAAATGCAAAAGTACAAATTTAGTTGTGGGTGCTCTTTCGATATTATAGACGATAATAAATTGATCTTCTCTCCTAAAGTCAGCGATATAAATCTATTATGTGATAAAACATGGAAATTGATTTCTGATGGGAATACTAAAGGAATTTTTCAATTAGAGTCTAGATTCGGTCAAACCACGGCTAAAAAATTGAAGCCAGAAAATATACAACAATTGTCTGCACTCATAGCAGTACTAAGGCCGGGTTCTTTAGAAGCCATAAGAGATGGAAAAAGTATCACTAATCATTATATAGATAGAAAAAATGGTCAAGAAAGTATCGATTATTTTCATCCAATTTTAGAAACAGTATTACAAGATACCTATGGAGAAATGATATATCAAGAGCAGGCCATGGAGATATCTAGAATCATCGCAGGTTTTAACCTTCAGGAAGCAGACGAATTAAGAAAAAGCATAGGTAAAAAAGACACTAAGCTTATGGCTAAAACTAAAACTAAATTTTTACAAGGCTGTAAGAATTTAAATAAAGTTACTATCGAAGAGGCAGAAGAAATTTTCGGATGGATTGAAAAAGCACAAAGATATCAATTTAATTTATCTCATTCTGTTTCTTATGCTATGAATGCATACTTATCTGCGTATACAAAAGCTCATTTCCCTCAAGCCTTTTTTTGTTCGTATTTAAGATTTGCTAAAGATAAAGTAGATCCACAGCAAGAAATCAAAGAACTAGTTAGTAATGCCAATGAAATGGATATATCAGTATGTCTACCAGATATTAGGCTATTAAATAAATTATTCACAATACATAATACTAAAATATATTTTGGACTCACAGACATTAAAGGAATAGGATTATCTGTATACGATAAAATATTAGAATTAAATAATACTAAAAATATAGAGCATTTACCGTACACACAATTACTTTTTGAGATCCTGCACAATATAAATTCAACTGCGGCTAAGGCTCTGATATGTTGTGGGGCATTGGATTACTTTAAAAAAAATAGAACTGAAATATTATTTGAATATGAGCTATCTATAAACTTAACAAAAAAAGAAAAAGAATATTGTCAAGAACTAATCGATATTAATAGTAATTTGTCTGATATATTTACCTACCTAATAAATCATTCAAAAACAAACATTAAAAGAAAAAAAATCATTCGGGATCTTCTGGCGGCTCGTATTAATCCCCCATTCTCATTATTAGATAAAATAGACTGGTTAGCAGATAATGAATCCTCAGCTTTAGGTGTGGCAATATCATGCTCAAAACTAGACACTTATGATATAGCTATGACTAATACCAACTGTAAAGAATTTAAAAATACTACTCATATAAAAAATATTCTAATTGCTGGTGAGATTGCTAATATTAATATCGTAAAAACTAAAACTGGGCAAAATCCAGGACAAGAAATGGCCTTTGTGAGTATAGAAGATCAAACAGGTATGCTTGATTCTGTTATATTTTTCCCTAATAAATATGAAGAGTATAAGCATCATTTATTTGAAAGTAATATATTAATTTTTTCTGGCAATAAGGCGAAAGCTAAAGATGGCTTGATCGTAGAAAAATGTTTTGTGCCATACTCTTGACAGTCCATTCCCACAGGCTATAATAGATTAGTTAAGACATTGTTCGTTTTATTTAACTTTTGAGGAGATTTATTGTATGAATATTACATTGATAAAAGGCAACCTTGCTCGTGATCCAGACGTTAGAGTTGTAAATACTGGTGGCAAGCAAACTACGGTTGTTAATTTTACAGTTGCCACATCTCGTGAGTATACCAAGTCTAATGGAGAAAAAGATAAAATCACATCGTTCATTGCCTGTGAGGCATGGGATAGCGGTGCTGAGGTTATAGCCAATTCCTTTAAAAAAGGAGACCTGGTATTAATCGAAGGATCGTTACGTAATGATAGCTGGGAAAAGGATGGGGTTAAGCACAGTACTCTAAAGGTAAGAGTAAATAACTTTTCTAAAATTACTAGACTGACAAAGCCCAATAAGTCAGACTCTCCTGAGGCTGAAGCCGTTGCCTTTTGAGTTATAACTAAAGGAAATCAATAAAACATGGGGGCGGCCTAGCCCCCTGTTTTATACTCTATCTATATTCTATTCCTATGACATTATTAAAAGAAAAATTAAGAATACTTTTTGCTTCTGAAGCCAGCTTTATAAATTCTGGATTTGGAAATTATACTAGGGAACTCTTAAATAGATTGTATAAAACTAATAAGTATGAATTAGCAGAATTTGCCTCTTATGGATTTGTCAATGACCCTAGAGATAAAGATATTCACTGGAGATACTACGCAAATGCTGTAAAAGATAATGACCCAAGATTTGCAGAATATTCGTCTAGGGGAGATAATCAGTTTGGAAGATGGAGATTTGATAAAGTAGTCATAGACTTTAAGCCGCATGTTGTTATAGACATAAGAGATTATTGGATGAGTTCCTATCAAGAAATGTCTCCTTTGAGATCATATTTTAACTGGATACTTATGCCAACAGTAGATTCTGCACCACAACAGGATCCTTGGATAGATACATATATCAATGCTGATGCTGTATTTTCTTATTCTGATTGGGGTGGTCAGGTCATTCAAGATCAAAGCAATAACAAGGTCAATTATATAGGTACTACTAGACCCGGCGTTAATTTAGATGTATTTAAACCAAAATCAGATATCGAAAATATCAAAAAAAATCTAGGACTACCTGTGGACAGTTTCATCATAGGATCTGTGATGAGGAATCAAAAAAGAAAACTATTTCCGGAATTAATGAGAGCATTTCGTCAGTTATTAGATGAGTTAACTGCTGACGGAATGAAAGAAGCCAATAATACATACTTGTACCTACATACAAGCTATCCAGATGCTGGCTGGGAAATACCAGAGTTATTAAGAGAGCATAGATTATGTAATAAAGTATTTTTTACATATCAGTGTGCAAGATGTAAAAGTGTACACGCAGATGTATATTCTCATCCCAATAAATTCTGTTCAAAATGCTTACAGCCAACAGTTAAGTTTACAAGCGTAAATAATGGAGTTAGCGATAACATACTATCTGATATATATAATACTTTTTCATTATATGTACAATATGCAATATGTGAGGGTGCTGGTATGCCTCAAATAGAAGCTGCTGCTTGTGGAGTTCCTATTGCGACTATAAACTATAGCGCCATGGTTGATGTTATTAATAAACTAGATGCATACACTATAAAAGTAGGTTCATTTTTCACAGAATTAGAAACAAAAGCCGTTAGATGTTATCCAAATAATAATGATTTTGTAAAAATTGTAAAAAAACACCTAAGATTACGTCCTAGTCAAATCAAACAAAAAAAAGATAATGTTAGACGACTAGCCGAGATAAATTATAATTGGGATAATATAGCCAAAATATGGGAAAATTTTCTAGACTCAGAACACTTATTTAAAACCAAAAAATCTTGGAATGATCCTATCAACTATCTAAATACGAATATTCCAAATAATTTTTCTAAAAAAGATGCCTTTAATATAATCCATAGTATTTGTGCTAATAATCTGAATGATATAGAAAAAATGAGCAGCATGATGATGTTGGATATGTGTAAGGATGCTTCTTATGGATTTCATCAATCTGGCATGAATATCAATGGATTTTCATACGAGAATGTTTTGCAAAATATTCAAGCACTAATTAATAATCATAATCAAATAGAAAGAATCAGATCACAAAAAACCGAAATACAAGAAGACTTTATACAGTATGCCAATATTAAGAGTCTAACTAAATGAATATTTTATATATAGGTCCTTATAAGCACAATAGATGTTTATCTTACGCTAGTCAAGATATTATAGATAGTTTAAATAGTCATAGTCAGATTTCAAGGTTAACTATTAGACCAATTGTTTTACCAAATGACCCAACTGTTCCCCAAAATTTCATCATATCTAATTTAGAAAATGCAGAATTATTAGACGAATATGATTGTATAATCCAGCATGCTGATATAAATATTCTATGCGATATGTCCCACTTGTGTAAAAAAAATATTGCTATTCCTATAATAGAAAATATTATTAATAAAGAAAACTACCATAAACAATTAGAGAGTTTTGATATGATTCTCGTGGATTCAATTGAATATCAGAATCTATTAAGTCAAGATTATGGCATAAATAATGTTAAAGTATTTGGATATTCAAAAATGTATAATACAGTCAATAATGTTATTAACTTTTACCATCATAATAATAATACAAAAATATATTGCATAGATAGATATGATCCTGCAATGTTTGATAAATTAATTACTTCTTTTTTACTAGCTTTTCATGATCAGGATAATATATCATTAATGTTATTTTTTAATCAGGAGCCAAGTGACATAGCAGAAAATCTTAACCAAAGATTAGAACAAATATATAAGAATTTAAACGTACTATCAGACACTCATAATATAAATATTTTAGCTAAGAGTTTCAGTATCGAGGAGTTGTCTGCAATTCATAGATCTTGTCAAGTTTATATTAGTTTATCTGCGTCGAATATAGAATCTTCATTAAATGATCATATGGCAAAACAATATGGTAATAAAATAATTTCTTGGTCTGATATAACAACTGTAAATATTCCTAACAGTCAGAATTATTTATTTTCAGAAGAAACCAAATCAGCTACAACAATGTCATTATCTAATAAAATGATGCTAGTTACGCAAACAGATCAAACACCAGAAGTATTTCATCCTAGTATAATAGATATTATATGTCAATAGACTATCAAATAAACAATATATCTCATAGTTTAGCTGTACATAAAAAGCTTATCAACTTAAATGTATGCTATAATCATATTAATAGTTTATATAATTTTAGTATTCAAGATATTGAAGGATATTATTTTATTGATGAGAGCACAATAGATAAATATCGCATACCATACGGGATTACGGTGATTAATGAGCCTATAAAAATCATTGAACAAAATGCTCTACATAGAAACTATTCTAACAAAATATTATTTTTTCATGATGATATTTCTTCAAACTTTAAAAAAGAAGACATATATTTAATAAACAATAATATATCTAAATACAAAAAGTATTCATTTATTCCGAACGTTGCAAATAAATTCCCTGATGTGGAAATTATAAAATATGGTTTTGAACTAAATGCACAGAATATGCATAAAGATAGAATTAATGATATAATTATACTATATTCAAATGATAGCAGACAGGCTGAGACTCTACAACATTTTATTAGATCGAAATATTCTAACGTTAGGATACTGAACACTAAAGAAATAAATGATAAATCTACTATTACGTCGCTACTAAACACATATAAAATTTGCATAGATATCAATAGCTATTATAATGTTTTAATGTCTGTATCTTGTGGCTGCTACGGTTTGGGTGCAGCTTTTCCCGAAAATAATAGTTTTGTTCATAATATTCAAGACTTTAATCTTATAAATGATATAATCGATAAGTTACTACATGAATATAATGATAAATATATTAAAGAGACACAACAATATATTATAGATAATTATAATTATGAAACATTTAAACTTAAAATAAAAAATATTATTGATCTAAACTATACACTACCGGTGACACTATGACAAAAAACATTAACTTAATATCAGAAACAGCGACCAATTCTCCGATCCTTGGATTCGAAAATATATCTATACAAAACATAGATTCAATATATAGCTGCTCTGCAGACAATATAACATGTAATATATTTTCTCAGTTCGATACAAATGTAGCCTTACAAATGCTAAATATGATGCTTGATAAAATCAAACCCAAAGGACAATTAATTTTGTCTTTGACTAATCTTAAACGAGTAGCCAAATTATATTCTAATGGAAATATATCAGATAAAGATTTTTTTCAAATAATCAAAAACACACACAATCCAATTAATTATTATGATGTTATTAATAGCATAAAAAATCAACCTAATATTATAATTGTTAACTTGAAAAAAGATAACATTAATACTTATATTATATTAACAAAAACAGGTATATAAATGACTAATACTAATTGTAAATTATGCTTATTTGCTGATGATATTCATTCTGATACTGAATGTAAATTTGAAATTATAGATAAAATTAAAGATATAAAAAAAATAGATCATATAGATAACTATAATTATATATACGATTATAAATGCTCTTATGGTTTTTCTAAAGAAACTTATATAAATAATGAAGATCTCCATGAGATTGATATAGTGGAGGTAGTTAGAAATAAATCTACTATAACATACTATTTAATGGCGGACTTTAGACAATTGAATGATGAACAAATTATCAAAGTAATTGATGAGATTAATCTATTAGAAATTCCACCAAAATTTGTATCGATTATATTAGAAGCTAACGAAAATATCAATATCAAGATGAAAAACATAGGACATAAAATTAAATTTAAGTGGAAGATTCATTCATTCGTGAATACCATGTCTTTTAATGCCTGCTGTAATACTGCTCTTGAAACTACATCTCAAATTACTGAATCTAAATATGTTATGTTTTACGATCCAATGGCGATCTCACAAATAAACTTAAATAGTAAAATTAAAATTGCTCATTTATATATAAGGGTTTTACAAAAACTGGTTCATTGTTTTCAAGAATCAAAATCAACTATTAGTGGTATTTTTATTCCAATATCTATATATAAGTCTGTGCTAAATGCTGGAGAAGGTGATTTACTATATGTACTATCTGAGGTTAAGGATATGATTATAAATGACTATCAGATCGAATAAGCCAGATAATGCAATACTACTTGTATCAGATATAACTAAAGGCATGAAATCTATAGGATCAAAGTCTTTGTTACCTATAAATAAAACTCATACTATTATAGAATATCAAATACAGTATTTAAAAAAATTTTATTATCCTATTAACATATTTATTTCCACAGGTTTTGAGCATGATAAAATCTTAAAAATAACTAATAAATATAAAAATGTTCACTGCGTCTATAACCAAGATTATGAGTCAGATAATCAAAGTGGATCTCTACTACACTGCTTAAAAAATCATAATATTAATCATACACTAGTAATCAATAACGGCTTACTATTATTAGATAGAATCAGCATACGCAAAGATCGTAGTAGTATATTTATAACCAATAAAACTTTACAAACACATTTTGAAATAGGTATTAATTTTATTAACAGTACTCAGTATTTATTTTATGATTTGCCTCAAAAATGGTTAGAGTGTGTTTATTTTAATGATGAATCAATAACAAAAATATTAGAGATTGGTAAAAAAAATGATTGTAAGAAACTATTTTTATTTGAAATGATTAATATATTAACGGACAATGGAATTAAAATGGATTCTGTGACTATAGATACTAAGCTACCAATAAAAATTAATAATATCAAAGACCTAAAAATGATTAAAAAATTATGAACAATATTTCAATAACTAAATCAAATAACAAATTCAATAAAAATGTTATTATCAATAAAGATATAAAATTTTTAGAAATAGATATAAGTCAAATCAATATATACAAATATCATTATGCTTATAATGAACAAAATACTTTATATATTATTAATGCGTCCCTAATGTCTAATGAAATATTGTCTTTCATGGAAGAATTTCATAAAAACATCAATTTTATTATTTATCACGATATATTTGATAAAACATTATTTGAGAGGCTACAATTAATAGCTGCCAAACATATCGTAAACTATGATATTGATCAGATTGGCACCATCAAATTACCAAAGCACATGCTTAATGATGACATATATACTAATTTAACTATCGAGAATAATAAAATAAATCAAATAGTTTTTTTCTTAGATAATAAAGATAGCATACCAATATTTTTACAATCTCAGCTATATCCGAATTCTAAATTGCCAATTAAAATGTTTAATAATCCAAAAATAGAACATCCACAGAATTTAGGTTTCTGTGATGAGGTACAAAAAAAGGATATACTTTTACAAAGTCAAATACTATGTTATATTGAAGAAGAATATTTAGCAGAAGCTATGGTTTGCGGATGTAAGGTTCTAGATATAAATGATTCATTTGATATGGATAAAGTATATATTCCAAATGTAGAGTATACCACATATACACAGTTTTTAAGGAATAATATATTATGATTAAAAATGATCTTGGATTCATACTACCCATGTTGGAAGCCAATGAGTTTACAAATAACATATGTAATACTGCTCATCGTCTGATTAATACCAATCGACAAAAACAAGTTATTATTTTTAATAATGAGTCTACAGTTATAGATCTTTATGGTATCCCACTGATGCCTGTTAGTTATGCAAAATATTTTAAAGGGGACCTATTTGTATTTGATTTATCATCATTATTAATTAGTATTAATTTCCCATCAGCAATAAATATCTATTTTTATGCGAATAATACTCCTTGGGTAAACTCATACAGTAACTATATGGCTTGGAGCAAGATTTTTAATAACAATCGTCTTAAAGTTATATCTAGCAATCAATATTTACACGATATATATACAATAACATGGAACAACAGTCTAGGAACTATGGAGAAGTTTTCTTATGAACAAATCAATCAATACTTATGATCATTTAACGGACTTTGATAAAAAAAAACTCATCTCAGAGTTGTATCTATCCAAAAAATTGAGTTTTGCCTCAATAGCTTCTCAGTATAGCACATATGCAAATAAAATTAGAAGAGATGCTATTAGGTTAGGGGTCGATATTAGAGATAAGTCCGAAGCTCAAAAAAATGCTTTAGCCACAGGTATACATTCTCATCCCACAAAAGGAAAAGAAAGATCTGTTGATACTAAACAAAAAATAGGTACTTCTGTAATGAAGGCTTGGGACAACTTAAGCGAAGGTGAACTAAATAAAAGAAAAGAACAAAGCAAACAGAATTGGGAAAGCCTTAACAAAGATATAAGAGATAATATTCTCAAGTTGGCTAATAATGCTGTTAGGGTAGCTAGTAAAACTGGATCAAAATTAGAAAAGTATCTATTATATAAACTGATTGATAATGGATATAAAGTTGATTTTCACAAAGAACAAGTCTTGTCAAATACCAAGTTGCAAATAGACCTGTTTCTGCCTACAATGAGTATAGCAATAGAGGTTGATGGTCCGTCTCATTTTGAGCCTGTTTGGGGTGATGATGCTTTGAAAAAAAATGTAAAGTACGATTCTAAAAAAGAGGGCTTAATTATTGGAAAAGGATGGCATTTGATCAGAATAAAACAAACAAAAGATTTTTCCAAGTCGCGTTCAGATCTTATATATAAAAACTTGGTATCTGCCATATCAAGTATAGCAAATAGTACAACTTCACAAAAATTAATTATAGAGGACAAATGATGAGCAAGAAAAAGGAAGTAGTTAATGAAATAGCACAAGCATCTGAGGAAGTAGTTTGTGCCGATATTTCGCCAGTATCACCAAATGATCTAGGGTGGACAGATCATGTATTGGAATTATTGGCTGATGACGAAAAAATTAAAGGAAATCCAACTACAGACGGTCTAAGAAGAGTATTCGAATTAGCCTTAAATTGTACTGTTATTAAGTCAATATCGAATATAGCCCAATCGCCATCTCCAGATAATGAAAAAAGAGCTACTGTTGTTCATTCCCTGACCTATATTTTAAATAATATGCTAGAGCTGCCAGATGACTCACCAGTTAAATATCGTACTGTCAGCGGCTCTGCGGACGTATACTGGGGTAATTGTGACAAGATATATAGAAACCATCCGGTGGCTGTAGCAGAAACCAGAGCCGAAGGCCGTGCTTTAAGAAGAGCCTTAAAACTGCGAAAGGTTATTGCCGCAGAAGAAATGGTAGAGGATATAGAAGATCATCCAGATGCTAACTCGGTCAATAAAATCACTAATAATCAAATCAATTTCATTGATGTTATAGGCCAAAGATTAAATATAAATATTAAGAAATTATTAACATTAAATGGGTTAGATGTATCTAATGTGTATAGCTTGCAACATGAAAATGCAGTTGATATAATAAGATTGTTATCTAGATATCAACAGAACATATCTGAGATTCCATCAGAAATTTTAGAATACTCTAACGAATGGAAATAGTTTATGAAAGTTTTATATAAGGCTAGTGACAAGTTAACGTTTGAATTAGAAGGTTCTGGACAAAAAGAAATTTTTAAAGAACTAGCTATAATACAAGAAATTTTTGCAGAAGAATCATGTGGATTATGTGGTAGCAAAAATTTAAGATTTATCGTTAGAAATGTGGAAGGTAATGATTATTATGAACTAAGATGCAACGACTGTGGAGCTATTCTAGCTTTTGGTCAGCACAAAAAGGGCGGTACTCTTTTCCCCAGAAGGAAAGACGACGACAATAATTGGCTGCCAAATAAAGGCTGGCATAAGTACCAGAAAAAAGACTGATAATATATTTACCATTTACTTTTAGGACATGATTCTGATCTGATAGCTAATTTGTTGAGATAGTTTCTGTCTCTAGTTATTGAGCATCCACACTCAGAACATGTGTTATTTATAAATAGCTCACATGAGTTACATATAGAATGCCTATATGCTATCGTGCTTTCATCAGAAATATCATTAGTATTAGAGTTTAAACTAAAAAAATTCGTAATATCTTTAGCTAAATTTTTGCTATCTAATTGTGGACCAACACAAGGCCATATAGGCGGATCTTCATAATCATCTGATACTATTATTTTGGTCCCGCACAAAGGACATTCCCACTTATCTTCTATAAATACAAAATTACACCAATTATTTACCATAGTGGTCTCCTAACTATATCGCTGTTGACTACATTAGCTGGATCATTTTTAATACCATAGCCATATGGTATCCATGCAGCATCCTCTCTGCTGCGTATAAAATCTTGACCGCCGTGTTCAACAGCATCGGCACTACCAAAAAATGCACGAAATACCATTTCATTAGCCATATGATAATAGGCTGGTAATGCACAAGAAGCACCAGTATTTCTATCAAGACATTTCCAAATTTTCATATTATTATCATGAGGTCCTCCGGGTGCTGGTTTCAAAGATTTTGTTAATTTGCCATCATCGTCTGGAGTATAACGATCAAAATCTGTGTCAGAATCTTTGAGTTGTCTTGGTATTCTTTTAAATTTAATTTTTAGATCATTGATATTGTCTAAATTAAAAATATTATAAACTTTATTTTCAAGTATATTATCTGATAGTGGAGCTAAAGTTTTTTCATTATCAGTTTTGGGTATAGTATAAGTGTATCTGACTGTAATCAAAGAATTAATACTATTTCCAAGATTATTAACAAAATAACTTCTCTCTATAGAAAACCCTGATTTAATCCATTCAGTAATATTGGGATATTTTGCTTTTTCTTGATCTAATTTTTGATCTGTTATTGTATATTTAACATGTCCTGTGATAGTTCTAAAGTCTTGAACCGTCATCCCTTCGTGCTCAACATTATCTATCCATGTGAATCCAACCGAATCTGGTTGAGCAGAAATTTGTCTAGGAACATCTATTCTATTTTTATCTAAGCAATCATATTCTACAGACTCCAAGATTTTAACGGTTGCCTCTTTGTCTAACGAACAACTTTGTTCTGGATCAATATTAATCCAATATTTATTATTATTTAGTGTTTCTGTAAACGATAACCCACCTCCGGCTTCTTGTGTAAAATCCACAATAATATGCGGTTCATCAGCCTGTACGCCGGTATATGCTGTAAAATTTCTATTAGTTTTTGATACTGAAATATCTTTTGCTCCACAAATTTCTAAATAGTATACTAT